GATTCAAAATTTTGTAAAACTGTTGCTGCACCAGGAGTTTTAAATAAAGCATGAGAGCTTGAAACTAAATCCAAGCCTCCTTGTACTGTAATTGAAGCTCCNTGTGTTGGCATAGTTTATTCCTTANTATAANTATGTAAATCTAACGTCTGACATATATTCAGGTTGAGGTGAATTTAATTGGTCAGCCATATTTTGTAATCCTTTTTTATATTCATCTAANGCTAATTGNGATTGTGCAATATTATCTTTNAATTGATAAATATAATATCTAGCTCTTGCTAAAAGAACTGGTTTGTATTGTTCAGGAAATAAAACTGTATCTGTATCTGCAGCTAAAGCTGTAGGTCTATTGTAAGCAAAGAAATAAATTCTGTAAACTTTATCAGGTATTGGAGATAATCCAAATCTTCTTCCATCTGAACTTCTTAATACTCTAATAGGTGTTCCATATGTTTGTGTATTAGCTTTGTTAGCTTCTTCAGATGCAGCATAATTTTGTCTCCATGCTGATAAAGTTGTAAAAGCTAATTTGTTAATTGTAAAAGGTGCTGTCTCTCCACTAACACCTTCTTCAGTTAAAGTAAAACCATCCCAATTAACAGAATCAAAATCAGCATCCACATTAGATGCTCCTGGTTTCAATAAATACCATCTTGTTCCAGCTACAGTTTCAACAAAGTGATTACCATAATATTCATTTTGTGGAGCTGCAGTATGTAACCAAGACCATTCATCTACTGAATCTACTATATCAAAGTAAGCTCTATTAACACAATTAGATACAAACTTTTGTATTCCTAATGCTCCTGATACAGTTGTAACTTCAGGTTCATTTATTTCAACCAGTAGTTCGTTAACCATTGATAAATATGTTTTAGCCATTTAACAATTCCATGCTCTTAAAGATTTATTAATTCTTGAATTAGGGTCTCGTGCAGTTTTTTTAGATGTAAGTTTCTTTTTCATTCCTTTCATCCTCGCACAAAAACTCTTTCTTCTTTTATTGCCTTTTACTTTACTTGGTGCTTTTAAGTTTCTTTTCTTACCAGTTTTAGTTTTACCTTTATTGTAAGATGCTCTACCTTTAGCATTTAATCCACCTTTAGGATTTTTACCTTCTTTACGAGTCCAAGCTGGAGAAGACATTATTCCCATGCTTATTTTTTCTTTTTATTTTTTTTAATTACTATAGTCATCATTCCACCATGACCTTTTTTATTTCTATGAACTTTACCACCATGTTTGTATTTTCCTTTATTGGAAACTTTACCACCTGGCATTGCTTTTTTCATTGGCATTTTAATTCCTTTATTTTATACTTTATATTATAATTGCAATAACTAGAATAACTAAAACTGCAATCGTTTCAACTTTATGTTCATTAACAAAATGTTGACATTTGTTTTTAATTTTTTCTATCATAATTATATTTCTCCTTTGTGATAGGGGGTATATTTCAACCCCCATATCATATTAGTTGTTGTAGTTAAGACTATACAACGTAGTGAATTTTCCCTACGATTTCAGGTCTTAATACTTTTCTACCCCATACCATTAACCCTCTAACTATATCAGAGAACGTACCTGTGTCTCTAATAGTTTCTACTTTGTTCATAGAAGATGCAGCAGATGTTGCACTAATATGACCGAATAGAGCTACAGGTGCAGTTGCTGAACCAGCAGGATTTGCACCAGATAAGTCATTAGTTGGTAGGTTGTTAGATTTGTACATTTGGAATCCTCTTAGGAGACCACTCGCCACTAAACCATTTCTGATTGAACCTTGACCAGCATTGAAGTCAACTGATAAAAGTTTTGAAGCAGAGTTAGATAATGCATTGTACCATTCAGGTGCAGCTACAAACCATCTACCTTCTTCAGGAGCGTTAGCTTCGTCTAATTCTTTTGCAGCTAATGCCATTTGGTTTAAAGGGTCAACTTTACTACCTGTGAATCCAATATCAATTGGAACATTCACAGTTCCCATGCCTGTATTTACAGTTGCACCAGCTCTAATAGCAGTTAGGATGTTTGAATCCATTGCATCTCTTAGTGCGTATGCAGCGTTATCTGAAGCTACGGCTTGGAAGTTGACGTGAGAGAACCTTTTTTCAAGGTCATCTAGTTTGAACGAGAATGACTTAGCTTGGTCTATTGTAAGAACAAGTTCTTGGTCAGTCAAGTCAGTTGAAGTTACAGTAAGACCTCTTGTGTAGTCTGCTACTGCAATTTGAGGTTCTTTGATGATGTTTACTGTATCACCAAAGTTAGATATTTCACCCATATAGTCTGTGTTACAGATTGCTTCTGCAACAGCAGCTTTTCTAAGTGCTATTTGTACTTTCTTTGAATAGATTTCAGGTATGAAGAAACCATTAGTTTGACCACTTACCCCTAATCCAAAGTTGTACGTTGAACCACCAGCAAATTTTGCCATGATTACTCCTTTGTTTTAGTTGTTAATAAAAAATGAAAAAGTTAATTACTTAACTCTTCCTTCACGTTGAGCTTTTACAATATCTTTTTCATACTGCATAAACTCTTCGTCTGTCATATTAGCTATGTCAGAACGATTGAAGACAACATCTTTTGATTCAGAAGTTTGAACTTGTTCGTTTGTCTTAACTAACAAATCTGCTCCTTCATTTTTGGATGCCTTCTTCGTGGTTTTTTTATCAATTCCAAGTCCTCGGTCCTTCTTATACAAGTCAATTGCTCGTGCAGCAAGAGTTCCATCAGAGTTATTTTCATATATCCATTTTTTAATTTCCATTGGTTGAGCATCTGCCCAGTTATGAAAATCATCAGACTCTTTTATTTGTTCAAAGTCAGGATGATATTTTGAAAGTTCAAGGGCAGCTTCTCTCTCTTGTAAAGTTTGATTTGCTTTCTTTAAACCTTCTAACTCAGTTTGTAATGTCTTAACTTCATTTTGCGATTGTAAGTGAGATACAGTTTCCACAACTCCATAAATATCAGGATAATCGTTTTTAAAAGCTTCAAGCTCTTCTTTCGATTTAGGTGGTTGGTACTTAGGTCTGTTCTCTTGAAGTTGAACTTTAAGGTCACTTTCCTTATTATTCCATTCACCTAACTTCCTGTCATAATATCGTTTCAGGTCGTCATATCTTTTCTTATAATCAACTTTTGTATAAGGATTAGATTCTACATTTAATGCAGAGTCTTGAACCTTATCCGTAGTGGCTGCCGTACTTTCGGTAGTATCTTCAGGGTTGCTGTTCGCAGTAGCTGTTGATACATCTCTTGTACTTGCAGGGGTTGGCACAAACAAACCATCATCAGCAGAAGTTTTATCTTTAGGCATTGATTTCTCATTATGCCAAGACTTATTTCTATTGTAAGGATTTGCTTCGGCTTCTTGTCTTTGTCCTTCTTCGTTTTTACTCATTGTGTCCTCCTTTAGGGCTTCTTTTAACTTTGAAGGTAGCTAAAATTGGTAATAGTTTTTAAACGAAGCTACAAGGGCTTATAATAAATTATAAGGTAGCTTGTCTATCCATAGAGTTTACCTGTCTCTATAAATTCTGTTATACGATTTCTTGTTCCTCTTCTTGAGATTGAACACCAGCGTCATAAGATTCTTCTGCTTGTTTCATCATTTTTCTTAATTTATCTACACCAAGATTTTTTACTGCTTTGGCTGTAAAGACAAATTCTCCATCTGATAACAATGCTGGGATAGAGTCTGAAGTTCCTGTTCCTGGTCCTTCTACTTCTCCATCATCTGTAAATTCTGTTGCAACTAATTTTGGAATGATAGCTTCTAATTCAGGGTGCATATCTACTGCTTCATCCAATAATGTTTCTTCTTCTTCTGATAAAGCTGAGGTATCTATAATTGCATCCATACCCTCCAAGTCTTCATCAGTAATATCTTCTTCCATTTCTTCATCCATACCAACTGGCTTTTCTAATAATGAATCTTCCATATTCATTTCCATTGGTACTTCTTCTTCCATAGTTTCTTCTTCGACTACATCACCTTCGGCATATGCTTGATAATCAGGTCGTTGGTCATACTTACCTTTTTCAACACCAATCATTCCACCTAATGCAGCTTTAACTGGACTTAATTTATTTTTTAATTGTTCTATTTGATTTTCAATTTTTTGTTTTTCAGTAGGGTCAACAGTAATTTCTTCCATTGCTTCCAACTTATCAATTTGTTTATTGATGATTACATCTTTAATACTTTTATTGTCTGACATTTCTTCCTTCATAATATCAGAAATATTTGGCATATCTTCTTGTTCTAAATTTGGAACATCAGATGGTCTAACTTCATCACCACTTCTATATTGTTTTCTTTTTAATAATCCACCCATATTCTTTTTTATAACTCCTTTTCCAATTAAAATATCTTTTTGTGTTATATCTCCACTACCATCTAAATCAGGAAAGGATTCTCCACCTTTATTAAATCTAGTTCTTGAAGGAGAAAGTAATCTTGATGGCATACCTTGTCTAGCACTTTGTGGAGTACTAACATCATAAGGTGTAATACCATCTTCCTCATCCTTTTGTTTTTTAATAAAAGGAGGCATAGACATAAGTCCACCAGTTTTCATTTTCTTGGCTTTAATTCTTTTCATAAGTTTCCTCTTAGTTAATTATAGAAAGAATAAACTAATATGTCAACACTAATTTATTTTAGCTATTTCTCTTACGTTATTGGGTAGGTTCTTCAGTTTGTCCAGTAAATTCCATCTCCCCTGGCATTGATACATTGCCTGGTCCGATTGGGCTTTCGCCATTTCCTGAGTTGTCTGCTCCTGCATTTTCTGCAGGTATTCCTCCATCACCTTCCATTGGTCCGAGTTGACCAGGGATAGGAGCTGTAGGGCTAGTTCCTTTGTTAACATTTTGTTGTCCTATTATTTTTGCGTAAATTTCTGCTTCATCTTTTGTATTCATTATTTCTTCAGGGTCTAAATCTAAAGAGAACGCTAACTCTTTTATAACCTCTGACATTCTAACAAAAGGTGCAATTGCTGGATTCTGTACTGTTTGTAAGAACATAGTTAGTCTTTGACTTCTAACTTCTTTCTTCATTAAACTAGAAGAACCAGTTGCTTTAATTTCTAAATCACCTTGTATTGGTAA